GAGATAATTTTCAACTTCTGCAATAATCTCTGTATCTGTCTTGCCTGATACCTCTTTAATCCATGTATAAGGTTTACCAGACCAACCGCAATTATGACAAAAGATATTGTCATTTTTTGGAATATAATAACAACGCTTCTTATTACCAAACGAAGAACCACTACCCTCCCTACAGATAACACAACTTGCTTGGTAAGTATTATTAAACTTATTACGCTTAGGTCGGTGTGAATATTGAAAGAATTTTTCTACAATATAATCTTCTGGTAAACTAATCATACAAACATTGATAATAAGCGGTGCTTTACAAAAAACAAGTTATACCAATCTTCCTTTTTATTAAGAATAGAATTCATGTCGTACTCTTGGCATAAGTCAAGAAACTGCTGAAAATTAGGTTCACAACTTAAAGCAGCTGGTATTTGCTCTTGATAGTATATTAACTCGTCACGATTTTCAATGGACTTATATTTATCTAAGCGAAATAACTCTAAATTACGCGTAACTATTGAATTTTCTTCTTCAGTAAGAAGAACACTACCTTCAAGATACTTTTTAATTTTTACTTTACCAAACTTAGGTATACCGGGTACATTATCAGATTTATCACCCACTAAGCATTTAATAGTCATAAAATTAACTTGTTCGCAGCCAGCATTTTCTACAAAATTAAATACATTCGTTTCTTTTTTTCTAATCGGATCGTAAATAATTATATCTTTATTAACCAACTGTAAAAAGTCTTTATCTACTGAAATAATAACTTTGGATCCTTCAAGAGCTTCGGTCAAGTAGGCAATAACATCATCAGCTTCTAATTTTCTTGGAAAGATAGATGGAATACCTAAGGTATAAAGCAATTCCTTGATCTTTTCGTTGTTTTGATGCGGCGCTGTGTCAGTAGACCGGTTACCTTTATACTCTGGAAAAAGCTCTTTACGATCATTACGCTGATAATCAAGCTTTTCATCCCAGCAAGCAATAATTTTGTCAGGTTTAAATGTGTTAACATAGCTTTTAATTGCATTAATTGTAAAATAGATATGAAAATTACTCAGCTTTGCTACCTCTTCTGTACCTACGATATTTTTAGCTGTCCACCATGTTCTATGAACAAGGTTGTTTCCATCAATTATTAAACTTTTCATTTTTGTTGTATTGAACAGTAGAAATCTGCACTATATAATCCGGTACCTTCTCTACAAACTCTATTATATCAGAGTTCCATGCCGATTCGAATGTATTGCATGGAATAGATCGATTTATCATAGTCGGTACCACAAGAAAGTTATATGCTAATTGATCTTTACCGATGTAAATTAACATTTCACCTGCGTAGGTACCGCTTTGAACCGCGTAGGTATTACCTGGTTCTAGTGTAAGCTGTTGATTCACTTTACGATGCGTAAGATGGGGGTGCTGATAAATGATTGCCTTGCGGCACCCCTCTTTCAATTAGAATAGTAACAATGACTTCCATAGATGATGTTTTAATAGAGTAATTTCTTAGAAATAATCTACCACCATCATTAAACTCAAACATCATTTCACCCTTAAAGTCCTTGTTTTCATAACACGTAATAAACAAAGATGTATTACCCGGGTCTACCATAATTGTCCACTTTCTTGGATCCGAAAGAGAATAATTTGAGCAAATCTTCCATGTATTAAACTCACTATCTTTTAAACGTTTAACAAAGTATGATAAGGTAGTAATTTTATTTTTAAGAGGCTTCATTGTGTTAGGGAAGTTATGATATACTTTAATTTAATAGTGTTTGTTTGAATATCAAATATACACACACCATATTCGGTGTTAATACCAATATCAATCTTTTGACCTATAGTTGATAGTAGCTTAATGTTATCAAGATTTAACGGTATAGGTGAAAGATTAAATTCAACCTTACCAAGATCCAAACATAGCGCGTCTGTATTGTGCCTAGCTCTATCTGTAAGCTCTGCTTTTAAATTACCATCTTCTGTATACAGGTATATTTTATTAGTCTCTGTCGCAAATGTACTGCCCTTAATAATAGCTTGCAGAATATCTTTAGTTATGCTAAAACTAATATCATATTTAAAGCTTTTAATCTTTTCAATATTAATAGTAGGTTTAGATAACAAACCATCTTCATATAAGTGATACTTAAACTTGATATGATTGCCCTTATATTCGTAATTATTAGAGTTGACAGTAATATTAATATCTTTTGAATTAATAGTATCTACAACACGAATAAGCTTCTTAACATCAGGAATATTATTAGTACCGCTAAAGTTAGTACTAACTGAATCTAATTCTGCTAATAGTATTAGAGTATTATCTGCAGAAGAGACGAGACAGGATAGTAAACCAGGACTTCCTTCCTGCACGTTTACTATCGCTGACTCGTTGATCTTTGATATTGCATCTAGAAACCTTACAAATTCAGGCCGATCTTGTACTTTTAGTTCTCTTTTGTCCGCCATTGCTTTCAAGTGTAGTTACTATCTTAACTAAATTCAAGTTAATTTCTTTAAGTAAATTAACAATATTTACATCTGCGGCTACAGGTGAATGCATATTTACAATCTCCCGAGCAGCTTGCTCAACACTTTCGAAGTTATCCTGTTGTGGTCGCTGATAATCATCAGAGCTATATTGCTGGGTAGGTGTTTGAAGCACCTCAGCAAATTTACTCTCAAGATCACTACTCATTGGTCGAAGGCCCTGAGACTGACCAACAATCATTTGATCTGTCGCTTTCGCGTGGCCATGCATCGTACCTGCAAACATAAGAAAAGCCTGTTTTTCTGCTTCAGTCATATATTATAGATCTTTAAGGAGTTCATCAATCTCGTCATCAATTGATGTATCGCTATATTGCGGCTTTTTAAATGGTGGAGCTTCTTCTTGAACAGGTACAGACTTAGTATAAGAACGAGCCGCAGGTTCAGCGACCTCCTCAGCGGTCTTACAGTAGTAATGCTCGTCAATCATTTGCTTAAGTTCATCATATGATTTAAGGCTAAAGACCTTTGTGAGGTCAAAAGTACTATCATAGATTTTTTTCTGTTCATCCTCACTTAAGCTAAGTTTACCTGCAGAAGTAAATCTTGAAGATACATAGGTTGGAAACTCTCCTTGATTTTCACACTTAACCTTGAAGTTAACACCTGTAGATCCAAGATCAAAAATACGAGGGCCAAACTCTTCTGCATCTTCACCTTCAATAGCTTCCATAATAATTTTATGAAGTTGCTTACCATATCGGAGAATTTTAACCTTACCATTATTATCTGGATTCTGCGAGTCGTCCACTACATAGACATTAACTAGATATTTTTCAATACGCTTAATAGCCTTAACCTTCTCTTTATCATCTTCTGTACCAGAGCGTAAAATTCTAAAACGTTCTTCGGCGATCGGATCGCGTTCACCGAACGTCATCGGAGAAAGAGCTTGTACATATTGACCTGTTGCAAACGATAGCCACCCGTGGTTGTAATAATGAAAGAATGTATTCTTCCAATCTGTAGCAACCGGCAGCAGCCTAATTGTATAGGTATTGCCAGGAGTCGTTTTCATGATTTCGTTATAAGTAGTATTACTACTTTCACCTTCATTTTTAACTAGTGCGTCTTTAATAGACTGAAACATCGATGTATTGAATAAACTCATATTTTTTTTATTTTAATTTAATTTTGGTTGTACGTTATTATACCTTACTTTTTTTCTTTTTCAACAGATATTCTTCAATAAGTCTGAGAGCCTCTCTTATTATTAATTTTAACTTAACTGATTGTTGAAAGTTAAGTCTTGTGTTATTTAATAACTGATTAAAATCAGTAATAAAAAATTCTAGGAGATCTGGTTCAACTTGTCTTATGATTCTATCACACTCAAGGCCATGAACGACGTAAAAATTTATGCTATGATCACGCAAGTGTTGTAATACTAGTGGCGTTGTACCGTTAGTTATAGTCTTATATTCATTTAGTGTTAGATTATTATCCACACAATATTTCATAATAAAGGTGCAGCATTGCTTACATTTTATTATGCTTTCTTCACTATCAGGGGAAAGCGTTTCAAGTCTTTTTTTATATAGTGTATAGCACTTAATAGCCTTAGGTGTTGTAAAAAAGTGTAAATCAATATACGTTAGATCCGGGTAATATTCAAATGATGCTTTAAAAAACTCTGTAATGCTAACACTTTTGTTATTGTTAAATAGCAGGGAAAGCTTTTTAAGAATAATATATAATTTATCATCTATGTTAGTAAAGTTTTGCCGTAGTTTAAATGGTTTATCTTTTGCTGATCTGCTCGCAACTAAGTATGCGTTATAAATTTGTTTTTCCTGCTCTGTTAAAGACATAGTTTACTATCATTCATTCATATATTTTGTCATACTACCTGTATATTTTGTAATATATTTACTTTTAGTAATAGTAGGATCATACTCTAAAAACAGTTTAACGATTTCATAATTAGAATCAACTCCTAAAAGGTCTTTTAGTATAGTTCTTAGCTTTTCATCTTGAAGAGCAAGAATAAAAACATTTTGAAATGATAACTTTTTGCCTTTTAGTAGAGTACAAAACGAGCAAAAAGATAAAAGAATGTGCTCACTTTCTCGATCTATAATGCTTTGCGAGGGATTTATAACGGGAGTTAAATACATGGCTTTAGTGTTTTAGTAAAGTTGAGAAATTTGGCAGTAAATTTACCAACAGCTGTCACACCATCTAGGTCTGCACCGTCACATAATATATTAGCTAATTTTGCTAAATTAATGTCGCATATTTTATCATTCTTTTTAAACAATACGCTTTTTGTTGATAGTTTTATAATAATAGCAATAGCTGTATTATTAATACTTAAAATATGTCTAAATAATTCATCGTGGTAGTCTTCAGCAAAGCAGCTAACTACTTTAAAATCCTTTATACTACCTTCAAAAAATTTTGTAGTTTCTAATTGATCTTTATACTTTAAAAGATACAATTTAATATCATTTAACTCACTGACACTAAAGTCTCTCCTGCCCTCGCGGTAGGCTTTAATATTTTCGTTAATACAAATAGTTGGCTTCACTATTTGTATTTATAAACAACTCTATTTAGTCAACTTACAAGGGTTTGTAGCATATTGTATGAGCTATCTGACGCTTCGTTTACGTTCTCCTCAGCCTGAGTAATAGTTAGAGTAGAATAATCAATTCTCATAGCTTGAGTATGGCCTCTTGGACCATATCTATTCTTCATCATACCTAGTCTAATAATACCTAATTCTCTATCTTCTGCATTCTGGTAGATAGATACGATAACATCAGCTGTAGCAGCTAAACCTACACTCTCAGAGATAGTAGCTAGATCTGGATTATCACTACCAAACCCTTGACGATTCAACTGAGTAGCGCTAATTATCGGACAGTTAAATATGTAAGTCATGGCGCGGACCTGCTCTGTTACGTTTTTAATTCTCTCGTATGAGTTGCTACCTACAGTTGAGTGTAGTAGATTAAGGTAATCGAGCACAATAGCATCAATCTTAATGCCTTGATCTATAATCTTCTTAATAAAAGCCTTTAGTTGGTTGGGTGTGACTGTACTAGGAGGAAACTCCTTAATAAACATATGACCTTTACCCTCATTCTGCTGCTCTCTTATTGCTTGCTTCAGCGATTGAGCATTGATTGCTAATTCTTTAAGAGGTATCTTACTAACATTAGAACATATACGACGAGCATATAGCAATTCTGACATCTCAAGAGTAATTAATAACACATTCTTACCCTGATTAACAATATTAGTAGCTATATTACCTAAGAAGATTGACTTACCTATGTTTGTCTCACCTGCAAACACATATAATGCTCGTCCGTTCTCTTGAAATCCCCCATTTAATGCTTCATCAAACCAGCTCCAAGTACTCGGAATAGCTTTTTGAACACTCGTTAAATCGTCTACAATTAAATCAATATCTCTATATAAATCAAGACCTCTATCAGTTACAAGACTAATATTACACGATGTCTCGAATTTATTGAGTATTTCAGAGGTATCTACCGTGCCTTTAGCTATATCACCCGCAACATCGAGCATAGTATAATACACAGACTTCTCCTTAATGAATCTCTCTGTATTATCATATAATTCCGACTTATCGATATTTTTATCAAGGTCTTTAAATGATTCAACAAGCTGCTTAAATGACTCTCTATACTCATCTGTAGTAAGGTAAGCTTTAACCTCAGTAAGGGTAGGAAGTTTTTCACGCCTTGTATAGAAATCATTAATAATTTCAAATATCTTAGCAATATTTTTTGATTTAAAATACTTCGGCTTGACGTAGTCTACAATTGAAGCAAGATACGTTGTGTCAGTTAAAGATCGGTAGCATAAAATTTTTTCAAAATAATCATTATCTAAATCACTCACAAACTAATACTATAATTAAAGTTTCTATTATCAATCATTTATCCAACCCTACCCATAATCAGTCTTACAGCTTACCTTTCCACTTGTTTAAGAACCACGCTTGACCCTCTAAAAACTCCGGGGTAAATTCTCTTAGACCTGGTGAAGCGTGTGTAATCATAATATCGGATACACCTAATTTAAATCCTGCTTTATGACACTGCAAACTAAAATCTAAATCATAATGGTGAAACTTTGCTGGATTTGTTTCATCAAATCTTACGGTTTCAAATACTCTACGATGGATTGCTAAAAATACACCGTCAAGTAATACTACACGTCTTGGATAGGTTCCAAAAGCTGTCATATTTTTTTGAGTCTCTGTACCATGAGCAACAGCACCGTGTAGTTTACCACCTTCGAATCCACCTCCCATTATATGCCACAAAGCAGGTTCCTGTAACTTACACTCTGTAGTTCCAGCCACACCAACAACATCATACTCTGTATTCAATAAGCTTGGAATTTTATATATAATATCCGATTCAATAATTACATCATCATGACACAGTACGAGATAGTCTTTTTTACCCTCGATAGCTAAATCAATTGCACGATTATAGACTTCAGCAAGTGATGAAGTATTTTTTTCCTTAT